AGAAACCAGATTGCATTTAGTAGCTGTCATAGGGGGTATACGGTAGTTCCAACCTGTGATAGAATAAACGCAATCATGGAGGTACTATGTCTTTTTACACCAATGTCGCTCGCTTTGGCAACCAAATTCTTTATCGTGGATACACCGATAACGGTACACCGATCACACAAAAATATAAGTTCTGTCCTACTCTTTTTGTCCCCAACAACAGTGGTAAAGAGTCTGAGTGGACTACCATGGAAGGTCAATCCGTAGCACCGATGCAATTCGATAGCATGGGTGATGCCCGTGACTTCATGCAACAGTACGAAGACGTGATCGGCTTTAAGTTCTGGGGTAATACGAACTATATCCACCAGTTCATTACTAGCAAGTTCCCTGGTGACATTAAGTTCGACCGGTCGTTCCTGAATGTAGCAAACATCGACATCGAAGTTTATTCCGACGCTGGCTTTCCCACACCAGAAGAAGCAGCACACCCAATCACTGCAATTACGCTTAAGACTAGCCGTAGCAGCGTCTATCATGTCTGGGGATTAAAAGACTGGGATATTAGCAAATCAAGTCATAAAGACATTCTGATCCAGTACCATAAGTGCGAATCAGAGATTGAACTGCTAGTTAAGTTCCTTACGTTCTGGAAGAATGACTATCCTGACGCTATCACGGGATGGAACATGCGATTCTTTGATATGCCTTATATCATTAACCGCATTGCCCGCCTTGGTGACGAGAAAGCCGCTAAGTCGCTTTCGCCTTGGGGTATGATCGAGAAGAAGTCAGTCCAGTTTAAGAATAAAAACATGGACATGTATGACATCGTCGGCATTGCCCAGATGGACTACTATGACTTGTTCCAGAAGTTCGGCTATAGCTATGGTGCACAGGAATCCTATAAGCTAGACCACATTGCGTATGTGGTGCTGGGTGAACGTAAGTTGTCATATGAAGAATACGGTAACCTTCGCAATCTGTATAACGAAAACCATCAGCTGTATATCGACTATAACATTAAAGACGTCGAACTAGTAGAACGTATTGACCAAAAGATGGAACTGATTACACTCTGTCTTACGATTGCATATCGTGCCGGCGTAAACTATTCAGATGCATTTGGTACTACCGCTATCTGGGATTCAATCGTCTATCGCGAGCTGAATACAAAAAAGATTGCTGTACCACATAGAAAGCGTGCGGAAAAGATCGATGTAAAGTTCGCGGGCGGGTACGTGAAAGAAGTAATCCCTGCCATGTATAAGTGGGTGGTTAGCTTTGACCTTAACTCCCTGTATCCAAACATCATTGCCCAGTGGAACATGTCACCAGAAACTCTACTAAAAGATCCGTCGGATATGCTTATGGGTGGTGTGGATTATTATCTCCGGTCTGGTCCTGTCATGCATCCAGCACAAGCTGCACGTGACATCGCAGTCGCGGCGAATGGTTCTGTGTATCGTAAAGATGTAGAAGGCGTCATGCCTAAGATCATTGTGGATTACTACGCTGATCGTAAAGCTACTAAGAAAAAGATGCTTGCGGCACAATCCGCATATCAGAAGACCCCTACACCAGAGATTGAACGTGAGATTAACCAGCTGAACAATCGCCAGATGGCGATTAAAATTCTACTCAACAGCCTCTTTGGTGCATTGGGTAACCAGTACTACCGTTACTTTGATCTGCGCATCGCCGAAGGTATTACTCTGACTGGACAGTTTGTTATTAAGTGGTGTGAACGTGCGGTGAACGCCGAACTGAATAAGATTCTTGGCACGGATAAAGACTACGTAATCGCTATTGACACGGACTCTGTGTACGTAGATTTCTCTCAGTTCATCGAAAAGTTTAACCCAAAAGACCCGGTGGCGTTCCTATCCGAAGTGTGCGACAACCACTTTAATAAGATGTTTGAAGGTTCAATGGAGGAACTGTTCAAACATATGAAATGCTTCCAGCCCCGCATGGTTATGGAGCGGGAGGTAATTGCTGACCGTGGCATCTGGCAAGCAAAGAAGCGGTACATCCTGAACGTGCATAACTCCGAAGGTGTCCAGTACGCTGAACCGAAGATGAAGATCATGGGCATTGAAGCGATTAAGTCTTCTACACCTGAGATCGTGCGGGATAAGTTTAAGAAAGTGTTTAAGCTTATGATCGCGGGCGACGAGAAAGGTACGCAGCGCTTTATCCAGAACTTTAAATCAGAGTTCCGTAATCTGCATCCGGAGAATGCTTCCTTCCCCCGCGGCGTTACCGAGATTAACAAGTGGGCGGATAAGCGTGACATCTATTCAAAAGGCTGCCCGATCCACGTCCGGGCTGCTTTGCTCTACAACCACTACCTGAAAGAGAAAGGTCTTGAGAACAAGTACGAGACCATTAAGGAAGGTGAAAAGATTAAGTTCGCCTATCTGAAAATGCCGAATCCTATTAAAGAGAATGTAATCGCCTATCCGGACTATTTGCCACCCGAGTTAAATCTCCATAAATATATCGACTATGATAAGCAATTCGAAAAGACGTTCCTCGAGCCACTTGAGCCTATCTTGCAAGCAATTGGTTGGAACTCTGAAGAACGTATTACATTGGAGGATATATTTGGATGAGTAAAAGTTATGCCATAAAGGTTAAGATGGGGGATGATTGGGTTTACGTCACTGAAGATCAATTGTCGACTAAGACGGAAAGAGATTATATAGGATTTGGTATGATATATCCGGTGCTATTTAATAATTTCTGGGAAGCTGAGGAAGCTTCGGAGATATGGAGGAAAGATGGTGACCGGACCGATTCCTTTGTGAGAGTTGTAGAATATAGTAATACATAAGTGTTTACGAACAATATCAAATGATGTATAATATGAATATAAAGAAATGGAGAATGATATGAGTTATAACTGGGCTAAAGATATCAACGTCATGCACTATAAGTTTGGTGTGCATGAATGGTTTGAAAAGAACAAACATAACAAAGAACTCATGGACAAATATCTAGAGTTCCGTCTGTCTATGTGTAAAGAAGAGCTGGATGAGACTGTGGCAGCATATGCGGCAAAGGACCCAGAAGAGATTGTAGATGGTCTAATCGACCTCTGCGTGTTTGCTATTGGTACGCTTGACGTATTCGGTGTAGATCCGAATGAGGCTTGGGTTAGAGTCTTTGAGGCAAACATGTCTAAATCCCCCGGTGTAAAGCCTGGTAGACCGAATCCGTTTGGATTGCCGGATCTGATTAAACCCTCTGATTGGCAACCCCCATCCCATTACGGAAATCATGGCAATCTAAATTCGGCTTTCTAATGCTGCTAGAGCACGAGAATATTACATTAGATTTCTTCGAAAAGTTCCCCCGATCTTTTAAATCTATCGGGGTACAACTATCTGGTGGGATTGATTCTGCCCTTATTCTTTATCTACTTGTTAAAATGGCTCAGAATAGAAAAGATGGGGTATACATTTATCCAGTAACAGGATATGATGTATCTAAACCTAGTATTAAACCGTATGAAACAGTAGAAAACATAATCCGATGGATTACGGATCAAACAGGTTATGACCTGATCCAACCTTTAACTGTGGTTCCTTATATTAGTCCAGATGGTACAAAGATTGAAATGACTCGTGTTTCAAGAAAATATCTTAATGAAAGATATCACTGTAAAGCGGTGTTAGATGGTATTAGTCTAGGTGGGCCAAGTGCTAGAGAAACCGATATATGGAATGACGATAATCGTATAAAAGAACTTTATACAAAACATCCATATGAATTTCCGTGGGCTGTGGTAGATAAAAAATTCATTGCTGCACAGTATAAAAAATTTGGCATCGAAGAACTTTCTACACTAACAAATAGTTGCATTATTAGTTCTAAGTCACCTTGTAAAAAATGTTGGTGGTGTAAGGAAAGATATTGGGCTTTCGGTTCATATGATGGTGGTATAAAGTGACTATCTCCCTAACGCTCTTTAAGAGCCAGTTTGATAATAAGACACACCGTAGAATGGATTTCTCTAGCTTTGACCAGCTAGAGAAATTACTTTATGGTTTGGCTAAACAACCAAAGAAAGGTAAAAAAGATGCAGAACTTATTTCTCCAGCTGTATACGAAACTGGAACCACACGCTCAAACAAAAATGTACTTGCTTGGGGAGGTTGGTGTGCTGTTGATGTTGATGACGTCGAGATTAATGGAGATTTAAATGATTATGTTAATTCACGGACTGCTGGCTGGCGGTATGTGTGTTATTCTACTGCAAGCTCGCGTCCTGATAAACCAAAGTTTAGGCTTGTCTTCGAGCTTGATCGGCATATACAAACATCAGATATTAAACATTTCTGGTTCGCCCTCCAATCGCATCTTAACGACGCAGGAGATAAACAATGTAAAGACCTCAGCAGAATGTATTACATCCCTGCGACGTATAGTGATGCTTTTAATTTTATTTTTAGTGGCGGCAATGTCCCACTCTGCGTATCTGATCTACTTGCTAAATACCCCTACGTAGATAGGGCTAAGAGTGGCAATAGCTTTCTCGATCGACTACCTCCTGAGCTAGCAGATCAAGTAGTAAACCACCGCAAATCTATGATGCAGAACACTGGCATCTATTGGAATAGCTATCACGATTGTCCGTTCTGGCCTAAGAAGCTTGCTTTAGAATATGTTACCATTACCAATACAGGTTGGTATCACAAGATGTATCAGATGATGGTCGCGATCGCCGCCCGCGCGATCGAGAAGGAATATCCAATCACCTCTTCGCAAATCGCAGAACTTTGCAAACAATTCGATAATGAAAACGGTAATTGGTACGAGAATAGACCATTAAATGTAGAAGCTGATAGAGCTCTAGAATACGCATATAGGAACGTATAATGAAAAAATTAAATGGATGGTGGGTAATCGACACCGAAAATGATAATGGGCTAAGCAATTGGTCCCCTGCTGAATGGCAAAACCATATGGCAGAGTTTACGGTAGAATACTTTCTTCCAGACAAGGCTAATAGGAGAACCTGCATTGATATCGGAGGCAACGTGGGTCAAATGGCTATAGGTCTTTCTCCGTATTTTAAAGAACTTCATACCTTCGAACCTTGTACCCCATTTTACAATTGTTTGAATAAAAACCTAGAAGAATACAATATAACAAATGTGACATCCTACAATACCGGACTATCGGATAAACCCTCTTCTCTTTTTTATAAAATGAAATATGATAGATGTGGTACTTCCCGATTTATGAAGGAAGAGGAAGTAGAGAATGGCCATCATCTGATAAAGTCTAACACTAAATTTGAATTTAAGACTTTAGAAGTAAACACTTTAGACTCGTATAATTTTCAAGATGTTGATTTGATCAAGATTGACGTAGAAGGTTGGGAGCCATATGTTCTTTCTGGTGGATTGGAAACTATAAAGACGTGGCGTCCAGTTGTAGTAGCAGAATGGCATAACGAAATAGATCCGCTAGAAAAAATCTTTAATCCTATGGATTATGTGTTAGCCTACAAACGCCGTAGCGATTTCTACTATGTCCCTAAAGAAAAGATCCGATTAATTATGAAAAATCTTTTTAAGGGCCACCCTAAAGCTTCTCATCATGCATTCTGGAAACTCCTGGGAATATAAAATATTTCCAAAATAGGGGGTTTACATTTCAAAAGTAAAGTCTTATATTACTCCTATCAAAGGGAGATACAAGATGACCAAAGAGAAGATGATTCAGCAGATCGTTGAAACCCATTCCTTCGGTACTTGGGCGACCGTTAAAATGATCCTCGAAGATCTTTTTGATGCTTCGGGGGTCGCCTTCGGCGCACAATACTTCGTCGAACTAAAAGAGGAAATGTTCAAATGATGGAATATCAAGCTTTTGTTAAATCGCTCGAGACTCTCCCTTTCGAAGAAGCAAAGGCTGCTTCTGTTGAAATGGTAAGTAAGCGTGAGGTTCGCACTATGGGTCAGAAGACTGCGAAGGCACAGACCATCCGTGATATCCAGAACGCTCCGAACCGCAATGAGGTGGTTCGGATTATGTATCAACAACTGCTTGCTTCCGAAGGACTTCGTACCAGTGGCAGCGCATGGAAAAAGAAATACGATAGCATTTAATGAAAATAGGATTTACTGCTTCCACCTTCGACCTTTTGCACGCGGGGCATATTGCTATGCTCCGCGAAGCAAAAAGTGTGTGCGACTATCTAATTTGTGGTTTACAGATCGACCCATCTGTTGATAGAATAGAAAAGAATAAGCCAGTGCAAACAATTGTAGAACGTTACTCCCAGTTGGCAGCTGTCAGCTATGTGGATGAGATTGTGCCGTATCATACTGAGGCAGATCTAATAGATATTCTACAGATGTATCCAATCAACATTCGTATTATTGGCGAAGAGTATAGGTTCAAAGACTTTACTGGTAAAGAAGAATGTAGACAGCTTGGCATTGACATTTATTATAATAAGAGGAACCATAGGTTCTCTTCATCTGGATTGAGAGAAAGGGTTAGTAATGAACAGAGTATCAGGTCGAACACTAGCAGAGGGTCTGAAGAACCTTCGCAGGTTATTGTATCATCAAGGTTATCAGATACAAACCGGAAGTTGGCAGGGTACGACCTCTCCGCCTATCTTCCTGGAGATTCTTCACGCTGATCTAGTAGCACCGATGTATGCTGATAGTAATCATGCATCATATGAGCTCGGTGCATCCCAACCATGGGCAGACGTACACTTTGACGAACGTACAGGCGGGATTCCTCTGAATCCACCGCCTTCTCATACTATGTGGCTTAAAGATACAGAGAAGTATCTGTCTAAGAACCAAGAAGCATTCTCGCATTCGTATCCAGAACGTATGTGGGCACCGAGCATGGATGGCATTCGGTTCAAGACTGGTAACCTTGGTGATGCTGTAGAGCTACTGAGAAAAGATAGCACCACGCGTCAGTGCTATGTTCCTATGTGGTTTCCTGAAGATATCGTAGCAGCTAACCAAGGCGAACGTGTACCGTGCTCGTTCGGTTGGCACTTTATGGAACGTGGTGGACAACTACACTGTTCGTATCACATGCGCTCGTGCGACGTCGTGCGTCACCTACATAATGACCTATACTTTGCCAATCGTCTAACGCAGTGGATGATCGATCAAAGTGGAATTAATGCGCAAGTTGGCTATTTACATTTCTCGAGTACTAGCTTACACTGCTTCGAGAATGATCGATTTGCCCTCGGCAAACTAATAGGAGTATAATATGTGTGGATTTATTGCTGGTAAGGATCTGCCACAAGATCTTAGCCAACTCATTGAACATATGAGCTATCGTGGACTACCTGGCTACAAAGGTTATCTGCGTTTCGGTCACAAAGATGAAATGCAGTTTGCCCACTACAGTCTACCGTTTGTTAATCTGGATCCAGCAGTCTGTACCCAGCCAATCAATAGTAATCCGCCGGCACTCTTTGTTGGTGAGATTTTCAATTATAAAGAACTCGGCTACGAGACTGACATCGAATGTGCTATCGAAGAGTTTTGGAAAGATGATAAACTCTTTAATGCATTCCACCAGTTCGACGGCTTCTGGTCATTCGTTACCACATACGGTGCAAACATCATTGCAGCTACTGACTATCTGAGCCAGAAGCCAATCTATTACCGTACTGATATGGAAGCTTTGGCATCTGAGATTGATATTCTAATTCCTCTTGGCCATACTACTCGTGACGAAGTGTTTATGTCGAACACTATGAAATGGGGATATTCTCCTGATGCACGTACTCCATGGAATGAGATTAAACAGATCCCACCTGGTCACTACTACTATCGTGGAGCAGTGTACGAGTACTGGGATTGGAACAAAGTCTCGTGCACTGACTTGCGCACTGATCTGTTGAAAGCTACTGAGCTTCGTCTTGGTGGTCAACGTGAAGTAGCTGTGCTGCTCTCTGGCGGTCTAGATAGCACTATCATCTATGGTCTGATCAAGCAACTTGGTCGTGAAGTCACTGCTGTTCACGTCGACAATGCCGAGAAAGGTTTTGCTAACCTCGCATTGCATCTTGGTGACACCATGCACCACGTTCGGCTTAATGATGTGTCTGACTATGAAGCATTGATCGTACACCAGTCGCCTGTCGATCTAGGTTCGGTTAAGCCACAGATTGCTATGGCTAAGAAGCTACGTGAGCTTGGCTTTTATGCAGTTATGACTGGTGACGGTGCTGATGAACTGTTTGGTGGATATCGCCGTGCCAAAGAGTATGATAGCCAAATGTCAGATATGTTCTGCGAACTACCATACTACCATATGCCTAAGATCGATCGTACTATGATGCGATACACGATCGAGACTCGTTGCCCGTTCCTTGCACCATCGATCTGTAAGCATGCAATGAATACACCATACGTAGAACGTAATGGCGAAAAGAAAGTACTGAAGCAAACATTTGCCGATATCGTGCCACCAGAAATCCTAAATCGTGACAAACATCCATTGAAAACAAGTGCTATTCGTACTAATCCAATGGAACATAGGATTGCGATGGATCGACTATTCAGATCAATGGAGTATACAATTGTCTAAAGCTGTGGTACTATTACTATTATTGGCTGGATGCGCAGCTGAAAGGGAAGAATTTAAGAAAGAGCCAGTCGCATTCGGCGGGATGATAGCAGTGTTTGCTATAGCATTAGGAGGAGTAGCTACAAGTGGATATCAATAAATGGGATAAGCGATATATGGATATGGCTAGGTTGGTTGCAACCTGGTCGAAAGATCCGTCGAGTAAGATTGGTGCAGTAGCAGTTAGCCCAAAGGGTCAGGTGCTTAGCACCGGTTATAATGGATTTCCACGTAACATCGAAGACACAGACGAACGTCTGACTGACCGTTCGCTCAAGTATAAGTATATCGTACACGCAGAAAAGAACGTGATCTATAATGCTACCTACAATGGCGTGTCGCTAGATGGTGCTACGATCTATGTTTCTGGACTTCCTTGCTGCGATCAATGCGCGCTGGGCATTACCCAAGTTGGCGTAAAGCGTGTGGTTATGGATGGCGATCCGACGAATCCTCGCTGGGCAGAGTCTTGGGAGTTGTCGAAAAGTATCTTTAATGAAGCAAATGTAGAATGGGGATTTGTCTAAATGACAGAAGAAAATAAAATTATAGATGAAAAAGAACAGTTCGAATCGAATGTCGATACATCTAAACAGTTCTTTGGTGTAGGTATTATCGGTACAAATACTACTGCTAAAACTCTAGAATATGCCTTTACTAAGCCTAGAAATCAGATCTTAGTAGTGGACAATGTTGATAAACACATTGAAGACCTACTCGAATGGGGTCCGAATATTGTATTCGTTTGTACTGAAGTAAACATTGATGAAGACGGTTTAGTCGAAGCATCCCAGTTGGAATCGGATGTTGTTCGCGTATTGAGTAGCACACATGCTGGTGTTGTTATTAAAACAACTCTATCAGTCGATCTTGTCGACCGGATCTGCCGTCGTAATGCTCGCATTGTTTATAATCCTGATGTGCCAACAGAAACAAATCATATTGAAGAGAAACTTCAGATCCCGTTCCATATTATGGGTGGTGCACCAAATTCTACTATGGCAGTTCAAGAGATTTATTATAGATTCTCTACCTTTAATATCTCCCAGAGCGCACACGTTTCTCCAGTTGAAGCTGCATTTATCGAATCATCTATCTCATCTTTTATTACATTGAAGCATACATTCTATAACCAACTTTATGATGTAATCCAAGAATTTGGTGGGGATTATCATACAGTGTCGACTTATATTAGTTCTGATCCGAGAGTCGGTGGTGGTTGTTCCAGAGTTCCTACCCCGAGAAAGAAACGCGGGTGCGATCGTGTCGGAGCAAATAATAGCTTAAAAATGCTTACTCGCTTTAATGAGAGGTTTACACTTCTCAAAGAAGCTGGTAAGATTAATGATAGCTATTTAAATAGAGAGGAATAATTATGAGCATTATGGATAAACTGAAGAAGAACTCCAAGCTGAAAGCAACTGAGGTGCTTTCGGAGTCAAAGTTCTTTAATGAAAAAGATATGGTAACGACTGACGTACCAATGGTAAACGTAGCTTTGTCTGGTTCTATCGACGGCGGGCTTGCACCAGGTCTTACAGTGCTCGCTGGTCCATCCAAGCACTTTAAGACTTCATTCGCATTGCTTATGGCAGCTGCATATATGAATAAGTATCCCGAATCGGTTATGCTGTTCTATGATTCGGAATTCGGTTCGCCTGCTTCCTACTTTAAACAGTTTGGTATTGACACCAATCGTGTCCTTCACACGCCGATTACGAACGTAGAAGAGCTTAAGTTCGATATGATTAACCAGCTTGAAGCCTTGAGCCGCGATGATAAGGTCATCGTGGTTATTGACTCTATTGGTAACCTTGCTTCGAAGAAAGAGATGGAAGATGCACTGAACGAGAAATCAGTTGCAGATATGTCTCGTGCCAAAGCGCTCAAAGGTCTATTCCGTATGGCTACACCTTACCTTGCCATGAAGGATATTCCTATGATTGCTGTTAACCATACCTATCAGGAGATGGGGTTGTTCCCGAAAGCAATCGTCTCTGGCGGTACAGGTATCTATTACTCTGCAGATAACATCTGGATCCTTGGCCGTCAGCAGGAGAAAAAAGGAACCGAAATCGTTGGCTATAACTTTGTCATTAACGTAGAGAAATCCCGTTACGTCAAAGAGAAGTCGAAGATTCCGATCACCGTTAACTGGGAAGGTGGCGTACAGAAATACTCTGGTCTGACCGAAGTTGGTAAAGCCGGCGGATACGTACGTAATCCTTCTATGGGTTGGTACGAAGGCTTTAACCCAAAGACTGGCGAAGTACTATCGGGTAAGGTTCGACTTGATGCTACTCTTACAAAAGAGTTCTGGGATCCGATCTTTAGTCGTACAGACTTTAAGGAATTCATCCAAAAACAATACAGCATTGGTCATGAGTCTCTTGTAAGTATGGATGCTATCGTAGAGGTAGAAGATGAAGAGTCTTGAGGAGAACATTGACTATGAAATGATCCCCGGCGAAGGTGAGAACTGGGATATTCGGATCCTCACCGGGGAATTCACAGAGACCGTAATCAACTATAAACGGCTTCAGGTCTCGAATGATGGCGAGCACCTTACCTTTAATTTCAATATTGTATCCAGTCCAGATGAAGATTTGGATGCAGAGACAAATTTTGATTTACAGAATACTGCAGCTATGATACTATCAAACATACTGGAGAATTCTGTTACGAAGGAAAATAATAAAAGTGATTAATGCGAATATTGAACAGACTGTTCTACGTAATTTGCTAACGAATGAAGGGTATATGCGTCGAGTGTTGCCCTTCATTCGTCCAGAATACTTTGATGGCGTATACCAGCAGATGTTTCGTGAGGTAGCGAAGTTTGTTGCAAAGTACAATAAGCTACCGAATGCAGAAACATTTAAGATTGAAATCGACGAATCCAATGGGTTCAGCGATGAACAGTATCGTCATGCAGTAGAAATCCTACCTGAAATTTTTAAGAAAGATGAAGCTGACGAGTCTTGGCTTTATAATCGCACAGAGAAATGGTGTCAGGATCGTGCACTGTTCAATGCGATCATGGAATCAATCTCTGTCATTGATGGTAAGCACCAGAAGCTTACAAAGGATGCATTGCCCGATCTGCTACAGAAAGCACTAGCAGTTTCATTTGATACTAATATTGGCCACGACTATTTGGAGAATGTACTTGAAAGATACGCGTTCTATCATGAGCAAGAGGAAAGAATCCCCTTCGACATCGAGCTCCTTAACACCATCACAAAGGGAGGACTTCCTAATAAAACTCTCAACATCGTTCTGGCTGGCACAGGTGTTGGGAAGTCTCTTTTTATGTGTCATCTTGCTGCTAGTGCTCTTAACTTAGGTAAGAACGTTCTATACATCACTATGGAGATGAGTGAAGAACGTATCGCTGAACGTATTGACGCAAACCTGCTTGATATTCCGATTGACCAGATCGAGAACATGAGCAAAGAGATGTTTGCGAATGCTGTGAATAAGCTGAAGACGAAGACCAACGGTAAACTGATCATTAAGGAATATCCTACTGGTCAGGCAAATGCTAACCACTTCCGAGCACTATTGAACGAATTGAA